AACGGCTGACGCTTTGATTCCCGCTGGCGTAGACTTTGACTTTGAAGCTACCTTTGCAACAACTTCAGGCTCACAAATATTTGGTATTACAGATAACGGTACAGCAACAGGAGTGCAGCAGCCCACTATTGCCAATCCAATTAATTTTGCGCGTAATGGTGGCTCCAATATCGGCTGGTCTAACAATCAAAGCTCAGTTGAAGCTTCAAAGTCGGCGGGTTGGTTTGGAGGAAACACTATTGGGTTTTCTCGTAGAGGGGCTGTAATTTACGGATTGATTGATGGATCGTTAGACCGTACTTTTACCAATACAACGAGCAAAGCTGTTAAATTCTTTTTCGGTTCGTCTGGCAGCGGAGCATGGGACGTGGGTGCTACTAATGTTCGTTACAGGCGTGGCGGTGGACTGCCAGATATATCGTAAAGTAATAATTTAAAGGAACTACTATGGACTATTTATTTCGCAAATCAGACAGTTCAGCTAATAGCCTTGGTGGCACAGTTGGTCGAGTTACGTTGCCAGAGATGCAAGGTGGCGATGTTGTTTTTACAGGCAACCAACGTCCGTTAGACTTAGGCAAGTATGTCCTCGTCAAAGCTATTGAGGTGACCGAAGAGGTAACGTCTACTAAGAAGCGTGGCCCAACAACTACTGCGATAGACGGCGACAAGCAAACAGTAACGCTAACGCACACAGCCGTTGATCTTACCACTGCTGAAAAGGCACAAATAGAAATCAACAGGCTTGAGGCTTTGGAGACACCAACTAAATTAGCTGAAGCGGTGCTTACGGATGCGGGCAAGACTTGGTTACAGGACAATCGTAATCTGATTAAGACTGAACTTGATAAGTTGTAGGAAGTTAAATGCCTTTGTCGAAGATACAGTTCCGACCTGGGGTTAATCGTGAGACTACGTCTTACGGCGACGAAAATGGTTGGTTTAACTCAGACTTAATCCGTTTTCGAAAAGGTCGTCCTGAAAAGATGGGCGGTTGGTCTCGTCTAAGTAGCAATACCATAGAAGGAACGGGACGGTCTTTGCATACTTGGGCTGCATTGGACGGCTCTAAGTTCATGGGCCTTGGAACGGAAGCCAAGTTTTACATAGAACAAGGTGGTGGTTATAACGACATTACACCTATCAGGTCTACCGCCACTCTTGGATCTAATCCTTTAAAGACAGGATCTGTTGTTTCTGGTGCTACGGTAATTACCGTAACAGCCATAGCACATGGAGCGGTAACAGGAGATTATGTTACTTTTAGTGGTGCTACGGCAGTGGACGGTATAACCACGGCCCAATTAAACATTGAGCACAAAGTAACAGTTGTTGATTCTAACAGTTATCAAATAACAACTACAGGTACGGCCTCTTCTGGAACCACGGCTGGCGGTGGTTCCGCTGTTATTGCAAACTATCAGATCAACACAGGTCTTAATACTGTTGTAACAGGAACAGGCTTTGGAGCGGGTCTTTGGAGCGGTGTAACAACAGGATATTCTCAGACTACCCTTAACGATAGTGGTGGAATAAACGACAGTGTGACCTCGTTTACCTTAACAAGTGCGACTAACTTTGAAACAGCAGCGACTACAACAAGTGCAGATTTAACCGTTGCCAGTTCTTCTATTACCGTTGCAAATTCTAGCGGGTTTCCTGCTAGGGGTACGCTTATTATAGGTACTGAAAAAATACGTTACGGAACGAATGTAAGCAACGTGTTTGGTGATCTAACAAGAGCCGATGACGGAACGACAGGGGCTACTTCTTCTAGTGGCGACGCGGTTACCTTTGTTGGACTTATGTTGATAGGCAGTGAGTTAATTCAATACACAGGTAAATCTACTCATTTAATTAATGCAGGTGTTGTTCGAGGTGCTCGTGGAACTAGTGCCGCTTCTCATAGCGACGGAGCAACTGTTAAAGAAGCAAATGACTTTGTAGGATGGGGGTCATCTTCTAGCACTGCGGCAAACACAGGATCAAACATCCGCTTGTACAGTCAGGACAACTGGGGCGAAGACTTACTCCTTAATGTTTTTGATGGAACTCCGTACTATTGGGATAAGACACTGGGCCTTGGTTCACGGGCCACGGACCTTGCCTCTCAACCAAATGCGTCTGGTGCTCCTCTTATAACTCGCAGAATAATGGTTTCAGGTGCGGATCGACACGTAGTTTGTTTTGGCAGTAACCCTTTAAATGAGACGGCTCAAGACTTGTTGATGGTTCGCTGGTCTGACCAAGAGAACCCAGCGGATTGGACACCCACCGCTACAAACACGGCTGGTTCTCAACGTATATCGTCTGGATCAGAAATTATATCGGCACAAAAGACCCGTCAGGAAATGCTTATCTGGACGGATACAGCCCTTCATGCCATGCGGTTTACAGGCCCTCCGTTCACTTTTGGTTTCAGTATGTTAGCAAACAATGTGTCTATCATTGGACCAAACGCTGTAACAACAGTTGGCGACAAGGTCTTCTGGATGGACCGTGAGAACTTCTATGTCTACACAGGTCGTGTTCAGGTTATTCCCTGTACTCTTCTCAGATATGTGTTTGACGACATTAACCTAGATCAAAGCTTTAAATGCTTTGCGGCTTCCAACAAGATGTTTGACGAGGTGTTCTGGTTCTACCCTACGGCGGATTCTACTGAAATAGACCGCTACGTTAAGTTCAACTTTACGGAGAACACTTGGGATCTAGGAACATTATCGAGAACTGCTTGGGTTGACTATGGGATACACAACAATCCAAGAGCTTCTGGAATTTCTAACTCTACAAACTTTGTTTACATTCATGAGACCGGCGACGATGACGATGGCTCTGCTATGACTTCGTTTATTGAATCTGCTGACTTTGACCTTGGGGACGGCGAACAGTTTATGTTTGTAAGTCGTTTAATACCAGACATTGACATCACAAGCACCAGTGCTACCGCCTCGGTAGATTACGTATTAAAGACCCGCAACTTCCCAGGAGATAGCTTGGCTACTAATTCTACTAATGTAGTAACCTCCAGCACTCAGCAATCTTTTCTTAGAAGCCGGTCAAGGCAGGCTGCGCTACGCATTGAAAGTTCTACGACCAACATAACGTGGACGCTGGGTGATCTTCGCCTTGATATACGTCCTGACGGGAGCCGCTAATGTCTAGTTTGCTCGATCACAGTATGCCCATGGCTCCAGATGAGTACGATGTCGATACGTTTGTTCGAATTTTGCGTGATCTTGAGATGGCTCTTACAAAAATAGACTTTCCTGCTGTTGTTAGCGGAGAAGATGATACCAATGGTTTGAACTGGTTTATGGACTGATGGCTTCTGCTTACAAGAACATAGTAACGACGGTAGGTTCTACAGGTGATGTAGTCGTATATACATGCCCAGCGGCTACCGAAGCACTTGTAAAGAACATCAATTTATACAATAGCCATACGGCGTCGATAGTGGTATTCTGCAAGATAGCTGATAGCTCCGCTTCGGCAACGGTATTTTTGCAGAAGATCACTTTGGCTACGTTGGCCTCTTCTTCTGCTACCGCAGACGTGTCGTTTACAGGTCCTTTTGTTTTAGAGACCGGTGACACGCTAATATTTAACTGCGCTACCGCAGCAAAGATTCAAGTCTTTGCCAATGTTTTGGAGCTTTCCTGATGCTACAACAAACACACACATTATTAAACAACGGCTTGCAATCTTTTGCAGATGCGTCTCCTGATTACGAATTTGCTCCAGTTGGCATTGGTTCCATGCACGAACAAGCTAAGAAGCTGGCAGAGTACGGTCGGAACGGTGACATATATGTAGTTCACGCTGCGGAAGGTGAGACGGTCATACCCCTAGAGGTCCTGAACGCAAACCCAAAGATTAAAGAACTTCTCTTTGGTCAGATGCGCGGCATGGGCCTAGATCCACAAGAATTTGTTGTTGGCAGCGAGCTTAATAGCATTAACCCAGACACGGGCCTACCTGAATTCTTCTTTAAAAGTGTGTTTAGAGGAGTAAAGAAAGCCGTCAAGTCTGTAGCCAAGCTTGCAAAGAAGGCTGCTCCTATTGCTATACCAATGGCCGCAGCGGCTTTTGGTATTCCTTTTCTAGGAGCCAGCTTTGGTGCAGGAACTTTTGGAGCCAGCTTTATTGGTGGTGGCATAGGAAGTCTTGTTGGCGGGGCAAGTCTTAAAGATTCACTTAAAGCCGGTCTTATGAGCGGTGGCATAGCAAGTCTTAGCGCAGGTGCTATGGGCGCATTTTCTAAAGCTCCGGGCAGCAGCTTCGCGGGCAGCCTTAAAAGCAGCTTTACTGGTCAAACTCCTATTTACAACGTAGTAAATGGCAAACTGGTGCAGCAAGGAACAAAG